AAACCGTGAACTACAAGTTCGTCGAGTCGGACGTTGAATACTCGATCAACGATGGTTTTACCGCCACAAGCTACACGGTCGAAATGGACGCAGACAGCATCGGCAGCGTCCATTTCGACCGGTATCCCTTAAAACCATAAATCTGTACTTCCGGAGCACAACTGATGGGCACAAGAGGCCGAAAATCGGCCGCCTCACTTGAGGTATTGCCGATTACGACAGCGCAAACGCCGGCTATCGGTAAATTTCCAGAGCCGCCCGCGTACCTGACACCGGAGCAGGACACTATCTGGCGCGAGGTGATCGCATCACGCGCTGGCGACTTGATTGGAACGGAGTCTTACAGGCTCCTGGTGGAATATGCGCGATCCGCAGACCTTGGCAACAAGATCGCCGCGCAACTTGATGCATTTGATCCTGACTGGATCGCTGACGATGACGGGCTGAAACGATGGGATCGACTGCAAATGATGGCAGCTCGAAACCAAGGCGTTCTATCAACGCTGGCAACCAAGCTGCGAATAGCGACAAGCTCCAGCGTCAGGGCAGAAAACGCCGGAACGATACTCAAGAAGGGCGCCAAGAAGAAGCCTTGGGAGTTCGACGAGGATTGACGCGAGGCGATAGAAACATAGCCTGGATTGAGCGCCACTGCATCATTCCAGAGGGCAAGTTCGTTGGCCAGCCAGTGCGACTGGCAGAGTTTCAGAAGCGTGTCATCAAGGGTATTTACGACACGCCAACGCGCCGTGCGATTATCTCGTTCGGGCGGAAGAACGCAAAAACCACGCTATCTGCTTTTCTGCTGCTGCTGCACCTATGCGGGCCGGAAGCCAGAGCAAACAGCCAGCTATTCAGCGCGGCGCAGTCACGCGACCAAGCATCGATCCTGTTTGCGCTGGCTGCAAAGATGGTGCGCATGTCGCCTGATCTGGCTAGTGTGGTGACGATTCGCGACACAGCCAAGCAACTGGCATGCAGCGATCTTGGTACGCTTTACCGGGCATTATCTGCCGATGCTGCGACAGCATATGGCCTGTCTCCAGTGTTTACGGTGCATGACGAACTAGGGCAGGTCAAAGGCCCGCGCTCCGATCTGTACGAGGCGCTGGAAACGGCATCTGCAGCACAGGATCAGCCGCTGTCGATCATCATCAGCACGCAGGCGCCGACCGATGCGGACTTGTTGTCTGTGCTGATCGACGATGCAAAGCAGTGCAACGATCCGACGCAGAAATGCTGGCTCTACACCGCACCGCTAGATTCCGACCCGTTCAGCGACGAGGCGATATCGGCGGCGAATCCAGCGTTCGATATCTTTATGAACAAGGATGAAGTCAGACGGCAGGCAGAAGACGCAAAGCGAATGCCGAGCCGCGAGGCTGCATATCGCAACCTGATCCTGAATCAGCGCGTCGAAGCTCGGAACCCGTTTGTCACTCGGTCGGTTTGGGAGGGATGCGGGGCACTACCAGACGATCTGGCAGGCAAGCGCGTTTACGGAGGGCTTGATCTATCGAGCGTATCTGACCTGACGGCGTTGGTTCTGGTTTCCGATGATGGCGATGTCCATCCTACTTTCTGGCTTCCGGGCGACGGTCTGGCAGAGAAAAGCCGCACCGACCGCGTACCGTACGACATATGGGCGCGTGATGGCTGGCTGGAAACAACGCCCGGCAGATCGATTGAATACGAATTCGTCGCGCATTACCTGCGCTATGTGTTCGATACATGTGACGTTCAGGCGCTGGCGTTCGACCGATACAACATGCGTTTTCTCAAGCCTTGGCTAGAGCGTGTCGGCTTTACTGAGGCCGAGCTAGAGCGGTTTATCGAGTTCGGCCAGGGCTTCGTCAGCATGTCGCCGGCTCTGCGTGAGCTGGAATCGATGCTGCTGAACAAGAAGCTGCGACACGGCAATCATCCGGTGCTGAGCATGTGCGCAGCGAATGCAACGGTAGTGCAAGACCCGTCAGAAAACAGGAAATTCGTTAAAGCCAAAGCATCGGGCCGCATCGACGGTATGGTCGCATTGGCTATGGCTGTCGGCGTTATGCCGAACCAGCCAGACACGCAAGACCTTGACGACTTCATCTATCAACCTCTTTGGGCTTAACCAATGAACCGTTTTTTATTGTCACTCAGCCGCTGGTTTGGCTGGGCCGGCGCATTGGGTCAACAGTCCGGCAGGCAGGTCAGCGGGGCCAGTGGTTCATTGATCCCCGGCACGCAGGCGCTGGCGCCCGATGGCGCATTGCAGCTATCCACCGTATGGGCCTGCATCAGCCTGATCGCCAACATCATCGCCAGCCTGCCGCTGTTTGTTTACACCCGGTCAGATAAAGGCCAGCGTGAGCTGGCGCGTGATTCGCTGTTGTGGCAAATCCTGCATGACTCGCCAAACTCGCGCATGACGCCGATGGAATTCTGGGTGGCGCTGCTGCTTAACCTGCTGCTGCGCGGCAATGCATACGCTCGAATTGATCGCAACGACATCGGCGATGCTGTCGCACTATGGCCGATGGCATCGGACCAGGTAGAGCCGTGGCTGCTGCCGGATGGCACGCTTGTTTATAAGTACACCGTCGGCAGCGACGTGGCCGTTCTTTCCGCAGACAACGTGCTGCACATCAAGGGCGTGGGCAACGGAACGACCGGGCTGGATCGACTGGATTACATGCGCGCCAGCACCAACGAAGCGGCCAACGCTCAGGGCGCTGCGAATTCCATGTTTGCCAATCACGGCAAGCCTAGCGGCATCCTGATGATTGACCGGGTGCTCAACAAAGAACAGCGGTCCGCAATCAAGTCGAACTTTCAGGAAATGGCAGAAGGCGGAACCAGCCGGCTGTACTTGTTGGAAGCCGACACGAAATACCAGCAGCTGAACCTATCCCCTGCTGATCAGCAGTTGCTTGAAACGCGAAAATTCACCGTTGAAGAATTGTGCCGCTGGTTCGGCGTGCCGCCGGTACTGGTCGGGCATAGCAACGTCACCGCATGGGGGTCTGGCATCGAGCAGCTAATCGACGGATTCCACAAGCTGGTTATTGGCCCGATGGTGGTTAACCTGCAGCAGGCCATTGCCAAACGTGTTTTGACCCCGGCACAGCGCGCCAGATTGAGTGTCGAATTTAGCCTTGATGCACTGCTGCGAGCCAGCCTGAAAGACAGGATGGACCTTTACGCGAAAGCCGTTCAAAACGGCCTGAAAACCCGCAACGAATGCCGCCAACTGGAAAACGACCCACCAGTTACAGGTGGCGACCAGTTGACCGCTCAGACAAACCTAGCGCCGCTGGACATGCTCGGAAAAATTCAAGGAGGCGGCAATGCTGCTCAAGAAAACGCTATCTCTCAGTGATTGCCAGATCAAGCTGGAGGGCGACGGCGGCAAGTTCGCCGGCTACGCCAGCGTCTTCGGCGGGGTAGACAGCTACGGCGACACCATCCTGCGCGGCGCATTCGAATCCACGCTGCGTAACAACGGCAAGCCAAAAATGTTTTATGGCCACGACTGGTCATTCCCGATTGGCAAGTGGCTCAAGGCAAAAGAGGACGAGCACGGACTATACGTGGAAGGCGAATTGACGCCGGGGCTGAGCAAGTCTGCCGACGTACACGCCGCACTCAAGCACGGCACGCTCGACGGCCTCAGTATCGGTGGATACCTGAAAAAAGGCGACTGGGAAGAAAGCGCAGATGGCGGGCGCATCGTCCGCAAATGGTCCAGCCTGGTGGAAGTCTCGCCGGTGGTATTCCCTGCCGACAGCGCCGCGCGCATTGATCTGGGCAGCGTTAAAAGCGCCGAACTGGAAGAGTCAATCGGCGAGCTGGAAACCATACGAGATTTTGAGCGCTTCCTGCGGGACGCAGGCGGCCTCAGTAAAGGGTTGGCCGAAGCGCTGGTCAGCCGCGCCAAGCTGATATTTGTCCAGGGGGAGCCTGAGCCGAAGCCAGCCGACGCGAAAGCAATGCAGGAACTGCAGGCAATGCTGCAGCGAATGCAAGCGCGAATCCCGCTGTAACCCACCCTTTATCAAAAACAAAGCCCGCCACCGTGCGGGCTTTTTGCACTTACGGAGCAACAACATGAGCGATATTGCAGCAGTAATGAAGGCCTGCGAGGCCATCGAAGCGCAACTGGTTAAATTTGCCGACAAGACAGAGGCCGAACTGAAAAACGCCGGCAGCACATCTGCCGATACCAAAGCAGCGGTTGACGGCCTGTCGATCAAGCAGCGCGAACTGGCTGACCGCATTTTGCAGATCGAGCAAAAATCCACGCAAAAGCAGGACGAAAAGCCGGCCGCAGATAGCTGGGGCGAGCAGTTCATCAAATCGGCTCGTTATGGCGATTTTGCTGGCGGCAACCTGAACAAGTTGCGCGTCGAGGTGAAAAACACCCTGACAGGTTCCGACACTACCGTCGCCCCGCAGCGGAATGCCGGCATCGTCGCTGGCGCGTTCCAGCCGTTCAGCATGGAGGCGTTGCTGCCGAGCACCACCACCACCAGCAATGCCATCGAGTTCACCCGCGAAAACGCCTTTACCAACAACGCAGCCGAAGCTGCCGAAGGTGCGCAGAAGGCGGAATCGTCGCTGACGTGGACGCTGGTTAACATGCCGGTATCGACAGTTGCGCACTGGATCAAGATCTCCAAGCAGCTGGCAGCCGACGCCCCGGCACTGGCCGCATACGTTGACACCCGCATGCGCTACGGCGTGAACCAGAAGGTAGATATCCAGCTGGTAGTGGGTGACGGCACTGCGCCGAATATCTCCGGCACCTACGACACAGGCAACTACACCGCCCACGGCTACGCCAACGCGGCGCTGGGGTCCACGCTGAAAAAACTGGTTTTGATCCGCAAGATCATGGCAGACCTGTATGCGGCTGGCTATCCGGCTGACGCCATCGTGCTCAATCCTGCCGACTGGGCCACCATCGAAATCGAGCTGTTCACCACCGCTGCCGGCCAGACCTTGTACTCGGTCAACGAAGCAGGTCAGGCGCGACTGTTCGGCATCCCGGTGATTCAGGCTCTGGGCATGGCTGCAGATACCTTCCAGGTGGGCCGCTTCAGCGAGGCGTACATGATCTACAACCGCGAAGGCGTCGTGGTGGAAATGAGCGATTCGGATGGCGACAACTTCCAGAAAAACCTCATCACCCTGCGTGCCGAGCGTCGTCTGGCGCTGGCAACCGAAAAGCCTGCCGCGGTGCGTGGCGGTGACCTGACCCCAGCGTAGTAACTGATTATCCGGGCCATTCGTGGCCCGGACTTGCCGGAGCCCATCATGCAATTGGTTGAAGTAAAAATCACATCCACCGTGGTAACGGCGCCATATGGAAC